GGCTTGGGGCAGGCGAACAGCAACAACCACTTCGGCTTTGGCGGTGGGGGACATGCGACACTTGTAAACAATTCGGCATCGCCTGTCAACCCCCACCCTCCGTCGCCCGGTGGACGAGGGCGCGCTGGTGGAGGGTCGGCACTTTTTCACGGGGGGGGGGTCCGACGAAATTCGTCGCACCCTGGCGGGCCGGCCGACGAATTGCAGAGTCGGAATTCCGACTCTCGGAATCCGCCAGCACCTTTGCGTCGGCTACGACCATCGCCACCTGTGACGGATCGAGGTGTCTCCGGTGAAGGTTCTTGGAGAGCACCCACTCAACCGGCGAGCCGACGCCATCCCACTCCTCGTTTCCGGGTCGCACCCGAGCCGACCACAGGCCAGCACGGACTTGACGCGGCCGGGGACCGGCACCTTGGCGTCCGTCACGGCGATTCCTCCGGTGCGCGACGGCCTCGAGAAGGCTTGATGGACTCGCGGGCCGTGTCCATGCGCGAGATGATCCGTTTGTAGAGCGCGCCGGTGTCGATCACGATGAGCGAGAACATGCCCGCCGCCGGGGTGGCGGTCGCGCCCCCGTCAGCGCTCCCACTCCAGCGGCTTGCCGTGCAACAGGTGGTCGGCGACGGCCCAAGCGTTCTCGATGGGGTACACGCGGTAGGCAGGCTCCGCCTCGCGCAGCAGCTTCACCGCGTCGTCCTCGACGGCCGACAGCGCCAGGACGATCGCCGCGTCGGCGGCCACGCCGCGGAAGCCGCCCTGGCGCTCGATGCCTTGCTCTACCGACAGCGCCAGGGCGGCGGCGCGCTCCAGCGTGCACCGGAACATGTTCCAGCGCTCGTAGGCGATGGATTGGTCCCGCTTCGTGCCCTCGAGTACGGGGTTGCTGAGCTCGGGGACGATCTCCGGCGCGGGCGTGGCCTTGGTCCGGACACGGGTCGTCGCGACGGCAGGGGGCTTGGTGGGACGGGTGGAGTTCTTGACGCTGTTGCGCTTCGGGCTACCCTGCGACTTAGCCATGGTGCTTTCCCTCTACTGGCGCCAGGGTTAGGGCGGGCCGGCGCTCGTAACGCCGGCGCCGTCCGTTCTCTCGGCCGAGGGCGCCTTGCCCGGCCGAGGGCAAGGGCCTACTCCTCGAGACGCTCCCACGTCTGCAGGACGCCAAGCTCGCGCCCCAACTTCTCGGGGTCGACGTGCTGCGCGTCCACGTTCCCACTGTGCGTGTCGACGATGTAGTACGCGCCGAGTCCCTGCGGGTTGTCCAACCGCGCGGCCGCTCCGCGCTGCGCCTTGAGCACCTGGTTTTCCTTGGCGAGCTTCCTGTTGATGCGCTGAACGAGCGCCCTCATCGTGACATTGACCTTGGCCTTTGCAGCCATCGTTCCTCCTGTGTGGTGAGCCGACGAGCAGTTAAGCACACGAGCGGATGGTCCGTCAAGCGGTCAAGCCGCAGACACACGAAGGCCCTCGCTGGGGACGCGAGGCCGGGCCGCGCGTTCTACTCCTCCCGATCCATGCGGTACTCGGGCGGGATGCTCTGCCCCTTCACGACCTCTTCCACCGCGACGAAACTGTTGTTCTGCTCCTTCTCGGGTACGTACCAGGGTGCGACGCCCTTCCCCTTCACCAGCTCGACGACGGGCTCCGGCTGGAATGTGCCGGGGCGCGCGAGCTGCAGCACCGTCGTGGTGCCGCCATCGTCCAGGCCGAACTTGGCCTCGGTGATGAGCATCTCGGCGTCCACCCCGATCATCGGACTGCTGACCCTGACGATCGCGTTGACCGGCCAGAGCGCCCCGTCTCCCTGCGTCCAGCCCTGCACCGTCACCGTGACCGACCAGGAGCGGGCCGCACGAACCGTCGCCTCCCACTGTGCGCGCACCTTCGCTTGGGCGTCGTTCAGGCCCCCATCCGGCCGAATCACGAGGATGCGCGCCGGATCCCGCACGGTCGCGTCGGTTGCGTCACCGTAGGACCCTGCGTGCCCACCGGGCGGTCCGTCCTCGAGCCAGTCCGAGCCCGGCGCCTGGCCCATGACGCGATAGGTGCGGAAGCGCCCGGTCGCGTCGTAGTTGCCCGTGGCCGAGAGGATGTTCTCGCCCTCGACGAGCGCAGTGGAGCACCGCGCGGCGCCGGCCCTCGTGAGCAGGATCCCTCCGTCGCCGTCGCTCACCGGCAGGACGCCGACTTTCTTGCACTCACGATCGAGCGCCTCGAAGGCCGTCTCGCCGGGCTCGATGGAGATATTCCGGCGGAGGGGCAATGCTTCAAGCCCCGGCTGCAGCTGCACCTTGAGCCCGAACGGCGCGGCCATCTTCTTGGCCAGGTCGAAGAGGGAGATGCTAGAGAACTGCCACTTGCCCCTGCCGAGCACCGTCGAGCAGTCCACGAACGCGGACGCGGCGTCGCGACCCGAGACGGAGAAGCTGTGCTCGGAGGCGCCGTAGCTGATCGTCCGCCGGTCGATTCGGCCGCGGATGATCTGCTCTGCGCCGAGGAAGAGCGCGCACTCGTCCTCTTCGCGGATGGGCCACGGCTTCGACTGGCCACCCCACTTGTCGGAGACCGAGAGCTCGAAGCCGCCGCACAGGGCCATGATGCCGCGGATCACGCGGGCCGACTTCCAGCCCTCGTACTTCAAGCCGTTGACGGTCAAGCGGACCTTGGGCTTGGTCTTGTCGGTGTTGGGCACGGGTGGCCTCCTCATCAGGTCCAGGCGATATCACCCATCACGGGCATCTTGCCGACGTCGTGGAAGACGTGCGTCGCCGGCGCGGTCAGGGTGTAGTCGGTGACCCCAGGAGTCGTGCCGATGGCCAGATGCACCTTCGACAGTGGGACCGTCCCGCCCGCACGGCGCTGGTTGTGGTCGAACGAAGCGCAGCCCACCGTCAGAAGCAGAGCGCGCAGCGAGGCCTCGACGGCTGCGCGCGTCTCGGTGGCGTCGGGCACGACGTGGATCTCGAAGTTGAGCGGTACCGGCGTGGGGGCGACGACCGTCACGGTGGCCGTCGCCGGCGCCTTGCCGGTGTGAGGCGTCTCGCCATCGATGTGGGCCCGGACCGTCTCGATCTCGCCCGCGTCGGGGATCAAGTCGGTGGAGGTCGGCGGGTCGCTGGTGTCGTTGTCGCGCACGAAGCGGACCACCACCGTGCCGTCCCCGTTCTCCAGCGAGGAGCACCACGCGCGCGTCACTCCCGGGACCTCCTTCGCCCACGCGACATAGTCGTCAGCCGATCCGCCGTGGGGCGGGTAGGCCATTCGGGCGAGCACACGCAGGCGAAAGTAGTCGATCGGCTCCTCGTCGGAACCGCCGGATATTTCATAGGCCCCGACCTCGGCGGTCGAACTGACACCCGAGATCGGAGACTCGAACGAGAGCTTCGTTGAGGCGTCGCAGTTGCCCGCCTCACCCGCCGCCACCGCGGTCAGGGCGAGGATCGCCTGGCCGGCCGCCACCTCCACCTCGGCGTTGGTCTTGTACACGGCTCCGTCCTGACGACGAAGGAGGGTCCCGGCCCGGATGATCTGGCCGTTCGTGCCCGTGCAGCCGGCGAGGCCGGTGGCGTACGCGGCCGGCGTGGGGTGGACGCCGAGGAGGGCGCCCATCCTCAGCACGTTGGCGCGCTCAGCCTGGTCGGGGAAGATCTGCTTTGACAGGTGCTCGGCGTGCCCGTGCAACAGGTGGGCGGCGCTGGAGACAACGCGGGCGATGACGCGGACAAGTGCGTTGCGCCGGTGTGGCTCAACCAGGCCGAGGCGGTTGGCGATGTCTACCTGGATGCGGGAATTCAACTCGGGGAGCGTCGGACGGGCCATCGGCATGGTGCGCCTCCTTGGGGTGGTGCTACGCCTTCCTGAGCTTCAGGTTCGAGATGCCGCCGACCCCCTGGAGCTTCCCGGGCCGCAGGTTGGGGATGGCGAGGGTGAAGGTCGCGACGCGGCGAAAGCCCTTGGCGTCGTGCTCTTCGACGGCGCCGGACACGCGCGCGATGCGGCGCTCTGCAAAGCCCGGGAGGAGCCCGGCGAGCGTTGCCAGCAACGCGGCCTGCAGCTGCTCGTCGGCGGGCTCGAACTTCACCAGCTCGAGCACTGGACCGGGCGAAGACGGACGCCGGAGCAAGTCCGCGCGGTGGAGCTCGAAGCTGAGCGAGAAAACGAGCACGCGCGGGCTCCGGCAGTGGGAAAGAAGGTGCGGCCCCGTTGCCGGGTTGAGCGGGTGTGGGGAGCCGAAGCCTCACACCGCCGGGCGTGCCGCTCGCCCATCGCCGGGCCAGCGCGCGCCGTCGAGAGCGCGCCGGCCCGTGGCGAATGCTAGGTGGTCGGCAGCTTCACCAGGCCGCGCCAGTCGAGGACCTTCGCGCCGCACACGTGGCGGACCTTCCACTTTCGGTCGTCGGTGCCGAAGCCCTCTTCGGTCTCGATCATCGGGCCGTTGAAGTTCTCCTCGAGCAGGCCCAGCTCGACCGTGTCGATCTGGCTAGGCTCGGCGGCGAGGAAGACCCCGCCGTCCGCCAGCCGCGGGTCGCAGACCAGCGAGAGGGTCGAGACCCACTCCGGCGTGGTCTTCTCGGTCGCGGTCTTGCGGGCGGCGTTGGCGATCAGCAGCTCGGCCACCATCTCGAGCTCGGGCGGCACGACGAGGAAGCGCGGCACGATGGAGAGGAAGCCCCCGCCCACCGCCGTCTGCTTGCGCATCATCGCCCTGCCCGTGCCGAGGTACTCGGCCGACAGCGCGGCCGCGGAGCCCGAGAGGTTGTCGTGGTCGGCGTGGAAGAGGTGCGTCCCGTCCTGCATCGTCGGGCCGGCGCCGGAGTTCTCGGCCAGCATGGCGTAGACGAGATCCGCTTCCTTGCGGCGCGCGGCCTGGCCGAGGGCCGGCTGCAAGCGCAAGAATGCGCCCAAGTTGTCGTTGACCAGGACTTCCCAGGCCAGCGACACAATAACGCCGTACTTCGAAACGCGGTAGCTGGTCTTGTCGTCGGTCAGTGAGCCGTACGTGTACTCACCGCCCTGGTTCACCGGCAGGAGGGCCGGCGCGGATCCGAGGATCGGGCGCTCCTGGTCGCGGAAGTCGGCGACGGGGACGGCGCGCACCCAGGCGCGGTGCGAGCTGGGCTCGCTCTCGTACCCGTTACGAACGGCGGCGTGGAGCGCGCCGGCGAGGATCAACGGGAGGTCGCTCGTCGTCAGCGCCCGCTTGAGCAGCGCGGGCCCGTTGGCATCGCCGAACCGGCCGGAGCCGGCCTTGCCGGAGCGCGCCAGCGAGAGGCGCGCCAGGTCGTAGATGCCCGCCGGCACCTCGCGGGCGGAGGCGTGCGGGTTGGCGATGCGGACGCCGGAGCGGAGCAGCAGGGCGTCGACGGCCGCGCGCTGGAAGTCGTCCCCGCCGGCGGGGTCCCCGCCCTCGATGCGGACGTGGTTCTCGGTCTTGATCGCGTCGCTCCAGGTGGCGAGCCGGTCGAGCACGACCTTGCGCGCCTCGTCGACGGTCGCCCCCGTCGAGACCAGGCTGGCCGCGATCTCGTCGGCGACCTTGGCGCCGAGCTTGTCGGCGAGCTTGGCCGTGCGGACCACGATGGTCACGTCGGCGATGCGCTGGCGCTCGGTGAGGGCGGCCTGGGTCTCCAGCTCGGCGCCGGCGCGGTTGGCGGGCGGCGGGGTGATGGGCTTCGGGGTCTCGACGATCGGATTTTCCATGTGCTCTGCCTCCAAGGCGCGGAAGTGCGCCGCTGCATCCGCGCCCATCTGGACAGCGGAAATCTCAAAGGGGGTCCAATCGACCACCCGGACCACCGGCACCTTGTCTTCGGTGCCCTCGGTCTTCTCGGTCTTGTGGATCTGGTACCCGACCGACACGTTCTTGATCACCGACTGCCGCACCAGGTTCCAGACCCGATCGGCGTTGGGGTCGTCCTTGGCGAAGCGCACCAGCGCCACCCCGCGGCCGGGCTCGAGCCGCGCGGACTCGACCACGCCGATCACCGCGCGCGTGCCGCTGCAGGTGTCGTGCGAGTCGAGCAGCGGAGCGCGGCCGCTCTGCAGCCGCTCCATCCGCACGTGCTTGGGGTCGAGGCTCAGCTCCTCGTGGAACTTCCCCTCCCAGCTGTTGCGGAGCACGCGGGCGCCGGTGGTGAAGATCGCCTCCACCGTCCGGTTCTTCTCGTCGAGCGTCGCCGGCACCAGCTCTGCGGCGCGGGTCATCACGTTGGGGAACTCGTCGCGGTCCATGGTGTCTGTGTCACACGCTGGCCACTTGCATTTCAACAGCCGACTTGCAAGTGCGGGTCAGCCGGTAGATCTGCGCGACTGACAGCAGCCCGGCGCCGGGGTGGAACTCGAGGGCCGCAGCGACGCATCCGCGGGCGGTCGTCTCGTCTTCCTCCTTCGAGAGGGCCCGGCGCAGTTCCACCGCCAATGCCCGGATCGCCTTCGCCCTCGGCCAAGGCGGGCCCGGGAGCATCGAGGCCGCGCGGCACAGGAGCTCGTCCCGCATCTCGGCGCGTAGGGTGGCGCTGGCCTCGGCGATTCGCGCTTCGACCAGCGCCAGGACGTCGGCGTGGGACAGCGCTCCTCGCCGGGCCTGGGCTCGGAAGCGGACAAGTCTGGCGGCGGTGAGGTTCAGTTGAGCGCCCCCCGTGCCGGCGGGCCGAGCAGCTCCGTCACAACTCCGCGCCCGGTCGACTGCGCGGCCTCGAGCAGCTCGTCGTCGCTGATCTCGCGGTCGTCCTCGACGATGACAGGCACGGCGCCGAGCACGAGCCGGCACACGGTGTCCGAGATCCGGCGCAGGTCGCCGGGCGACGGCCGGTACCCGCCGAGGCGCAGGAACTCGGCCGCGGCCTCCACTGCCCGCGCGGCCAGATAAAAGGCGAGCACCTCGACGGGGCCGACCGGGCAGACGTCAACGCCCTGATCACGGGTTGCCATGCTTCACCTCCTCGACGGCCTCGCGGCCAGACTGCCGGTGCACTGCGACGAGCTGCTCAGGCGATAGCTTCGGGTCCAGCGCTGCCTCGATGGCGCCCAGCGCCAGCATCCACAGGGCGTCGACGGCCTGGCCGTCGAGCACGGCCTGCAGGTCCGAGGCGGGGCGGCCGAACTCCTGGAGCGCCTCCAGGGCGCCGGCCTTGAACTCGGCCAGGGGGATCTCGACACACAGGGCGTCGGCCGTGAGCCGCA